GGGAGCTTGCCCCGTGGTCGCGGTAGCCCAAGCAAAACTTGTCCGGGGCGAAGTCCCGGACGCATTTAAGTCCGGGTACGGGTCCGGGTACGGGGACGGGTCCGGGTACGGGTACGGGTACGGGTCCGGGTACGGGTACGGGTACGGGTCCGGGTACGGGTACGGGTCCGGGTCCGGGTCCGGGTACGGGTACGGGTCCGGGTCCGGGTACGGGGACGGGTCCGGGTACGGGTACGGGTACGGGTCCGGGTACGGGGACGGGGACGGGTCCGGGTACGGGTCCGGGTACGGGGACGGGTCCGGGTACGGGTACGGGTACGGGTCCGGGTACGGGGACGGGGACGGGTCCGGGTACGGGTCCAAAGAATATTGGCTGGCCACTATCGACTACTTCGCGTCGAAGTGGCCAGAAAATTTTAGAGCGCGCCTAGCGGCGCTCCGCAAGCAGGGCGCCGTCCTCGCATTCTGGCGCTCTGACACAAACGGGCAACCGGCAAACAGCGGCGGCAAGATCACACCCGCTGCGCCGGGCGTTGTTCACACCGCACCGGGGCCGTTGCGGATTTGTCAACGCGGCACGCTTCACGCAACAGTCGTTCCGCCGAAATGGAAAGGCGAGCGTTGGTGGATCGTCGCCATGATTGGCGAGGTCGCCTGGGATGATGACAAGTGCGGTGCGCTGACGAGAGAAATCCTGGGTGAGGCCGTTTAGCCTCGCTCGTTCTCTTCTGCTTTCCGTAGGAAAAACAATTAGTTACACATGACCGACACTCTTGACCACACCGAGCTAAACGAGTTTCCTGGCCCCGTCACCGAATGGGTGACAGACGCCGAACTCGTCAGGCGGTCGGGCGTGCCGGAAAAGATCATGCGGCGCATCCTGAGAGCGATGGACAGCAACCCGCGAAGTGGCTTCCCGAAGAAGGATAAGTTTTGGGGGGACAGGCGGCATTGGCCATCAGTGCAAGACTTCTGGAAAGAGGAACAGCGGCGTAAAATAGCAGCTTCCCCACTCAGGAGGGTTTCATGACGCCGCCGAAAATCGAAAATGCACCTGGCTTGAAATGGCGACCAATCAAGGCGGGCTGGCAAGCCCTCTGGCGCGCTCGCAGCGATATTGTCGCGCGTGGCTACGCCTTCAAGTCAATCCGCGTATGGGAGAGCACCGCGACCAACCCGGAGCCGGATGAAATCGCCAAACGCTTCATTGCCGAACGTTGTCAAGCAATGCAGGACGACATGCTGATCTGGGCGCGGGGCGGTATCAAGGAAGTCGGCGTTTACGATGGCACATGGGGAAGCCTGTCCGTCTGCTATCAAACGGACCCCGACAGCACCTATCAAACGAAGCGGTACTCATCCCGCACGCATTACGACACGCTCTGCCGGCGCATCGTGAAGGATTGCGGGACGATCCGCATTGCCGATACCGACGCTCGCCAGCTCAAGCGTTGGCATGAAAGTTGGTCTGCTGGCGGTCGCGTCTCAATGGGCCACGGCATGATTGGGATGCTTCGCACGATCACGACATTCGGCGCGACCATGCTCAAGTGCCCCGACTGCCGCCTGATCCGTTCGGATCTTCGCGACATGCGGGTGAGGGCTGGCAAGCCCCGCGAAGATCATCTGAGCGCCGAGCAAGCCGCGCTGATCTGCGCTTACGCCCACACCATGACGCATCCCTACCGGCATTCGATGGCGCTGGCGCAAGCCTGCCAATTCGATGGGACCATGAGGCAGAAGGACATCATCGGTGAATGGGTTCCGATGGATGAACCAGGCCCGCTGAGCGACACGATTTCCGGCAATGAGAAATGGGTGAGAGGGCTCCGGTTCGAGGAAATCGATCAGAACATGATCTTGCGGCACGTCACCAGCAAGCGCGAAAAGATGCTGACCATCGACCTGACGCTATGCCCGATGATCGTCAAAGAACTGGAACTGATGTTCGCGCGGGGCGAGCGATTGCGTCGCGATCACCTTCCGGCATCCGGCCCGGTGATCGTCAACGAACAAACCGGGATGCCGTGGAAGGCCCCAAACTTCCGGGCGGCTTGGCGTGAGATAGCCCGCGCCTGTGGCATCCCTGACAGCATCAAAAACATGGATACCCGGTCGGGCGCGATCACCGAAGCCCTGGACGCTGGTGCCTCGATGGACGCGGTTCGCAAGAGTGCGACCCATTCCAATGCGGCGATGACGGCCCGCTATTCGAGGGGCGATGCCGAGGCTGTGGCGTCGGTATTGAAACACCGGACAGCGCACCGGAATAAGGGTGAAAACAAGTGACGAACACGATGGGGCACGGAAGGGCACACCCACTATGAAATATCTACAGAATCCGTGTGTGTGCGTTGATTAACGGTTAACAGCCGATCTAGTCGGATCAATGGGTTAGGGCCCAAAGGTGCGGCGGATCGCGGCAGGGAGCGGTGAAATGGACGCGGTTGAGATCAGGCGTAACCCTGACGGGTCGATTGACGAGATCGTAGCCAAGGCCGCGAATCTCCACGTCGAGCAGATGAGCAACGATAGCTGGTTCATGGGGCTCGACATGCCGGATGGAAGCTACTGGCAGTTTTGGTTCGGATCGAAGAACCGGAAATCGCACGTCGAGTTTCGACACGCCGAAATGACGCCGGCCGCAGTAATCGCCAGCAAGGGAGCGTGACGAAATGACTATCGGGGCCGGAATCGCAATCGCGGGAATATGGGGCTTTGTCGGTGCCTGTGCGCTTAGCCGAACCGTCACTGGCGTTGGGATGGGGATGGCAATGGCCGTCGCGATCATAGCAACGACAGTCGTGGCAATGCACTAATCGCAAGAGAACGCAGATGACAACAATTTTGGTTTGGTACTTTCTATCCGGCCACAGCACAGCCGCCGTGATTGGGCCGTTTCAAACCCAGGAACAATGCCAGCGGTTGAGCAAGCAGAATTACGATCTCACTTGGAATAGAAGCAGTGAATGCTGGCAAGCGCCCTTGGCGATAGTTCGCCCGCCCGTCGAGGAATGCCGGGCGAAGGGCGGCTGTGATTAGAGCTAGGCGTTCATGGCGAGAAAACGAGGATAAATCAAATGGTTATGCTTGAAATCATTGGCGGCGTGATCGTTCTCGGGCTGATCGCGCTGGGACTAAAAACTTACCTGTCCGAAACAGCAACTCCGAAGGGGAAGAAGAAATGAAGGGCATTATCGCATCTGTCATCGGCGGCTTCGCATTCCTGCTTGGCCTCACCGTTATTTTCGGTAGCTGGTACACGGTCGATCAAACCGAGCGCGGCGTTCTACTCCGCAACGGCGCGGTGATCGGCACGGCACAGCCCGGCCTCGGCTTCAAAATGCCGATGGTTGACGGCGTGGAAAAAATCAGCGTCCGCACCGCAACGTGGGCCTGGGATAAAATGAACTCCTATAGCTACGACCAGCAGCCCGCCGATCTTAAGATCAGCGTCACGTTGCGCGCCTCACCCGAGAGAGTGGCCGACCTTTACGCCCGCTTTGGCAGTCTCAAGGCGGCGGTCGAGCAAGTCGTCAGCCCCATCGTCAACCAACAGGTCAAGGTGGTGTTTGGGCGCTATACCGCCGTCCGCGCCATCCAAGAGCGCGGCTTGCTCAATGGGGCCATCAAGGATGCCATAACGGCGGCCCTGCAACACGATCAGATGATCGTGGTCGAGAGCGTACAGGTGGAAAATATCGAGTTCAGCCACGCCTATCTACAAAGCATCGAACAACGGATGCTGGCCGAGGTCGAGGTTCAGAAGCTCCAGCAGAACGCCGAGCGCGAGAAGGTGCAGGCGCAGATCGTCGTCACGAAGGCGACGGCAGAGGCAAACGCCATCCGCCAGCGGGCGCAAGCCGAGTCCGAGGCCATCACCCTCCGGGGCAACGCCGAGGCTACGGCCATCAGTGCGCGTGGCAAGGCGCTGGGTGACAACCCGCACCTAGTTACGCTGGTGCAGGCCGAAAAATGGAACGGCGTTCTTCCGGTGACGATGATCCCCGGCGGCGCGCTCCCCATGATCGCTCTGGGCAAGTAGGAGATAGCCATGACACGCTGCGAAAATTGCTCACATGAATTTCACAACGTCATGCTGCGGCAGGATTGCCCGAAATGCGGGCGGTCTCTGAAACACCCGGAGCGAAAGCCTGATGATGGGCCAGACCTAGCCGGCTTTGCTATTGGCTATGCCACCGGCATTCCGGTGAGCCCGTCCAGCGGCATCAGCGGCGCGGCCCTTCTCGGAGCCGCCATGCACTCTTCGGAGCACTCGCACTCGGCCCCGGACCCAACTCCCGCGCCGGACTATTCGCCGCCCGCTAGCGATCCATCGCCATCGAGCAGTAGCGGCCCGTCGTCTGATTACAGCGGGGGCGGATCATCTGACTATTCAGGCGGCGGATCGTCCACCTCGTCTGAATGACGCGCGTTCTCTTGGCGTTAAGGCGTTGGCCGAAATTGGGATTTTAGGAAACTGATGAATGTCCTCGACCTTTTCAGCGGGATCGGCGGGTTCAGCCTCGGGCTCGAAAGGGCGGGCTTCAAAACAGTCGCGTTCTGCGAAGCTGGAGCATTCCAAAGAGCTGTCCTCCGGAAGCACTGGCCAGACGTCAAAATCTACGAAGATATTAGAAATCTATCGTCTCAACACCTCACAGCAGATGGAATTTCCGTTGATGCCATCTGTGGCGGCTTCCCCTGTCAAGACATCAGCCTTGCAGGCGCTGGGGCAGGCATCGAGGGCTCCCGATCAGGACTGTGGGGCGACTACGCTAGACTTGTTGGCGAATTACGACCCAGCTACGTCATCGTGGAGAACGTCTCAGCTCTGCTTGGACGGGGCCTTGGCCGAGTTCTCGGAGACTTGGCCGCGGTCGGGTATGACGCAGAATGGCACTGCATACCAGCTTGCTACGTTGGGGCCTGGCACGAACGGGACCGAGTGTGGATAGTTGCCTACCCCCAGAGCGTCAACGCGGGGGGCGCCCCTAGACCGATACTACGGCAGCATCACCTATCGCTCGAACTTGGAAGAGGCTTTGCGCGATGGCCCGGACGATCCAATTTACCAAAGTCCAGATTTCGTAGAGATGATGATGGGCTTCCCCGAAAATTGGACAGAAACGTCGCCCTTGGCAACGCCGTTGTGCCGCAAATTCCCGAAATCATCGGGCGAGCAATCATGAATGCAACTAATAATTTTTGACGCCTTAAGGAGAGGACAGGGCAATGGAAGAAAATAAGCCGGAAGCTGAGCCTAAAGCAGTTCTGCTGTCTGCCTTCAACGGCATAGAGATTTGGGAAAATCCACGGCTATCGCCACGGTGTATTGAACTTCGCGACCCGAGCGGAAAAGTGCTTGGTACCATCATCAACATCGGGCGCGTCGATATTGGCCGGCGACCTTAAATTTCCAACAACGAGCCCGAAACATGGACCTAACAATCTCTGAAATGCTGCGGATGAACGCTCGCCGCAAATCCGAGCTCGACGCGGACAAGGCGTTGCTTACTAGGGCGGCCGACGAAATCGACCGACTGACCAACGCGCTGAATAAATCCGCGTCGAAAAGCAAAGCTACCTCAGAACCATACGGCAAGACCGAGCGCGGTGAATGAAAGCTGCATTAATGCACCAGAAGCGTGGAGGACTAAATGGGTTTCGGATCGGCGGGGAGTGGAAGGCGCAAGCCGGTAACGACCACCAGCACGGCTGTAATGGACGTGTCCCTGCTCTCAGCGGCTAGCGGCGAAGTCCGATCCAACGCCATGACGGCTGGCGCAAACTGCCGTCACCAATTTACGAGACAGGCGGTTGTGCGCCCTTAATGGAGTCGCGACCAATGACATTCACGTTTGACCAACTCAGCCAGATTGCCAAAGAGCGCAGGGAGTGGGCCGTACAAGCCCGCGAGAAAGACCTGCACGGCTCGGCAAAGGAATGGGAATTAACAGCGGCTTTAGCCGAAGAATTGATGGCAAGCCGCGAGCAGTTTGGGGCCGTGGCAGATAGCCGATTTTTGACGCCTAAACCGCGTTAACCGCCGCCAACCGCAGGGAAAATATGCGCCTGATCGACCGAGATAAGGTTTGGGCATCATTCGTGATGCACTATTGGGACAGCGTTCAGAAGGACCGCGACCTGATCCTGTGCCACGTCGAGGCAGTTCTCAGAACGGCCAAAGATGAAACGCTGGCGGATGACGATCTGCGGAAGGGTGACTGAAATGGGCTACAGCGACCTGCCGCCGATGTGGGTGCTAGACTTCTTCCACTGGCTTGTGATCGTTGCGCTATTCGGGCCATTCGTTCTGGGGATACTCCTAGTGACGATGGGGTTCGTTGGTGATTGCCTCAACCGTAGCCCACGTTGCTCGTCATGTGGTAGGCCGTGGCACTGATGGCTAGTTTTCGCGGAGGCTCAAATGTGGTGCTGGCTGTTCGGACATAGATGGCAGACGATCTTGGAGCAGCCGCCCGATCAGTATTATACATTCTGCGAGCGGTGCCTCACGCCGCGCGGATCATGACGGAAGCCGGCCTGCTCAATCGGCTTAAGCGGTTCGGGTACGGCCAGCATCACGGGCCGATGGCCAAAGCCTGCTCAGAAGCCGCCGATGAGATCGAGCGGCTGCGGGCGGCGCTGCGGGCTATTGTCGATTACGATGGCGACCCGTTGGACATGGCATCGAATGCCGAGAATCACATTCGCGGGATCGCAAAAGCCACCCTTAATCAGCAGGAACCGCGCGGCAAATGAGTTACTCAACAATGCTCCCGTGCCTTCTGACACCCAAGGAGCTTCTCAATGAGCGGAAGCGCGTCAATACGTGGTTTGTGCATAGGCGCGACAAGGGGAAGCCGACTGACATCGTTTACCGTCGATTGAAGGCTCTGGAAGCTGAACTAGGCCGCCGACGCATCTATTGGTGACGCGCGGACACATCACAACAATGCCGAGGAAAACATGAGCATTTTAGACAACGACACGCCCAGCATAACCGTTGTCATAACTGACGATATGGTGCGCGCCGCCTGCAACGCGCACGGTGCCAGCCAGGGCGCGTGCGAGTTCGATTGGATGCGGGATGCGTTAACAGCGGCGCTCGCAGTTGGGCAATCAGTGTCAGAAAAATGATGTAGATTTCTGACATAGATGACGAACGCAGTGCGAAAAATCATTCCTTGGGCCGTGCCCATCTTCACAGTGTTTATGATCGGGCGCATTTATCAGATTTGGTAACAAGAGATAAACGAGGGGAAAATAATGGATGAGGTCAGGCAGGAACCAGACGGCACATGGACTGTGCATTTTGAATGGTGCGGCGTCGATCCAGTGACCGGCATTCCAACCAAGGACCTCGCAGATAGGATTTGGAAGTTCGGCTGGGACATGGAACGAGCCGGCTCGGACCATTATGCATCAAGCGAGTATTGACGCTCGTTAATGCCTAATTAACGCGGGAGAGCTGGAAGTGCTGACAACCGAAAAACAAATGCTCTCCGACTTTCTCGACCGCATGGCCCTGGCGATGGTCAAGAAAACCAATCTCGATATGGTCATTGCGCGAAAGCTAATTGTCGCCGCCCTTGACGAAATTGACGTAGAACTATGGGATTTATACAAATTGGCAAGCAAGGATTATACCCTGTGTGATGGATACTGCAATTATTACGACTAAGCCGCCTTATCAGCTACTTCATTGACCATCTTCTGATACAGATGCGAAAGCATCTTAGCACCGTCTGACACTAGAACGGCTAAGCACCCATAGGGCACCACGGCATCCACATAAGTCTTGCCCGTATAACACCGGGCGTAAACCTTCCCGTCCAGGTTGGCTATCAAAACGATCCGGTCGAATTGTTTATCCGGCAAGCGGAATCTCCTGGGCTTCTGGTTCAACGGGAGGGCTGTCGTGGCACCATTCCAAACAAGTAGAATAAACGCCGTGGTGAGTACCCTCAAGACTTTTAAGGTCTGTCCACCCAAGCTCAACATAGGCACTTGTTTGGTGGTGTCTGACAAACCGAAATATTCTGGCGGTCATTTGCCCTCTTTGTCATTCGGTTGTCCCACTACGTCCTCTATCTCGTCGTCCTCTTCGGAGAATCTTTTGGGAACCAGGAAGCCCTTACTGCGGAGTGTACTTGGGCCTCCGTACCGCTTCTTCTGTCGCTTCATGCTCGGACCTCATTTGACAATGTTTCCCGAGAATGACGCGCCGCAATCCTTGCAAAGGAACCGCTGTCTAACTACGGACTTCCCGTAGTTCAGCCCGCGCATTGCAATGTTGGACGATTGACAAGTCGGGCAACCACCGCCGCCCGTATAGAGATTGAGATTGGGATGGTTCGGCGCCCAGCCCTTCATGTCGTGATAGACCGGGAAAAGTAGGTCGGTGTCATGCGCGTTATATTCACGCATGGTTTCCCATGACTTGTCCTCGCCAAGTTCGCAGCAGCCCTGCCAAAGCGCCGCCCCGGTGTTGGCGAGTTTTCTTCCAAGCCCCTTATAGCGAACGATGTTGTCGAGCTTGTTGGAGTCTAACTTAAAAACTCCGCGCGCCCATTTGAGCGTATCAATGGTTTTATATGGGCTTGGTCGCCTATAGCCATGAACCCAAAGGCGGCTATTGATTTTTTTAATGTCGAAACGATCGCCGTTATGGGCGACGACAATATCGGCTTCATCGAGCAGCTTCCACACGAAGCCCATCAGGGCCTTGTCGCAATGCCGTTTCTTTTTATAGCGGGGGAAGTCAGGGAGGATTTTAGATTGAGCGCGCTTATCGCCAAGCCACCTGTAGCCCACGGCGATAATGTAGGTATCTCTCAGAACGTAAACTGCGTTGGCTTCGTATAATGTCCACGCCGCCATGATGATCGGCGCTGTTTCGATGTCCAGAAAAAGAATTTTCGGCTGGCGGTTTTTCGCCAATGGCGCTCCTTATGTGTTACGTTCAACAACGACACAAATAACGGCGCACGTCCCAAATCCGGCGAGAAATGGGAGAACGAAAAAAAGAGCTTCCATCTATATGTCTGGCTGTAATTGAGGCCCGCCGTCAGTGAACGGCACCCGCCAGATGACCGGATCGACAAATGGGGGCGAATTGCGCCTAGTGTTCAGCGAAATGAAAATTGCGAGGGCGATGATTGCGACGTAGAAGAAAACAATTAGCCAGAGAGAGAGGATAACGTGCCGCTGCCTCACCTACTGGCTCGTTCAAGGAAGCTGTCAATGCGGTCGGCAAGCCTGTCCAGCGAGGCCGATAGTCTAGCCTCGACTTGAATAAGGTCTGAGGCAGTGGGATGGAGCTGTGCGACCTGTAGCTTGAATGCGGCTAATTCGATTGCATTGGACTGGATTTGTTTATTGATTTCCTTCCAGTCAGATTGCCGGATTTTGTAGATAGTGGCGCATAGCACGCCGAAGGCAATGAGAACCCCCGCGCTGCCTATCCAGTGATCGAAACTCATTTGCGTTGTGCGCTGATCTTCTCGGTTGTCCTTAGCGTGCCAAGGCCGAGCATTCCGGTCAGGATCGCAACGAGCGTTCCAGTGTCGCCAAGCCCCAAATGAAACAGTGGAGCGATGATCGTGTTATAGGCCAGCGCAAATGTGCATAGCCAACCACAAGCGGGGCGCCATGACGAAGCAAACCAATTCCCGCTGGCCGCCTCCGCAATGTTGATGTCGGACTGTTTAGAGGCGACCGCCGCTGCGAAGTCTTGTAGCTTGTTCAATGCTTCGCCGCGCTGCTCCGCATTCGGAAACATATCGAGGATTTTGCTGGCTAAAGCGGCTATCGGGCCGATACCGAGGAAGTCCATAGCTAACCTTTCGTGCCGAAGATTGCGTTGAGTAGCCGAATATACCAAGGCCCCGGAATGGGTACGGTCGGCCCCGGAATGGGTATGTCGGGCGGCGGCGGGAGTGGTGTTGGCTTCTGAGCGAATTTCGCCATTGTGATAGCGGTCGCCCGCACGTCAGCAACTCGGCTTCCCCATCCCTTGCCGAACACGGGCCAGGTTTTCAGCCGCTTCAAAAATGCGAGCCGGTCGTCGCAGATGCCCTTGGCCCACTCCACGGGATCATCGTTCTGATTTGCCTTCCGGCACGGAATAGCGCGACCCGTTCCCGAGTTAACGCCATAGTCGAAGGTGGCAAAGTCAACACCGGGCGGATCATCATCGCAGCCCATCTTCGCCCAATACTTATCGCGGTAGATGTTGACCGCGATCATCTTCGGCATCGCCTTCACGTCAGCCGCAGTCGCATTCTTTTTCCAATACATGCGGGCATCGGCAATGGTGATGCCCCAATTCGTCGGGCCGCCTGGATCGTTCTTATCGTTCGTATATCCGCCTTCATATTCGAGCGTCTTGAGAATGCTGGCTTCGCGGTTCGTCGCGACCATTACAGCGAAGCCTTGAGTGCTTTAATCTTATCCTCAAGCGCACGCACCTGAGTCTCAACCCCAGACACCTTCAACTTCACCCAATCCCAAGAGTAGATGCAGGCGACATAGCCGACGAGAATGCAAAGCGCATAAAGCATGTTAGAATCCTAAGTTGAGGACGGGGGAACGTAGAGGCATAGAACCGAGTTATTTGCGCGGAACCGGCACAGATGGAAAAGACCATCCGGCGAAAACTTAACCTTAGACTTCGGGACAATCTCGCCGGTCTTTAGCAGCCAATCGCCACCATCTAATGGCTTTGGCGTTTGATCTTCCGGGAGCGGAGCACAATCTTGGTTGTGACAACATTCAGGGGCATAACTCCATCCCATCGGAGCATCGTGCGCTCTGGAATAGGACATGACGCAAAGAAACGCCGCCACGAGACCAGCAAGCGCGATCATGCCGCGCATCAATAAAACTCGGTGATGCTAACCAGACCGGAGCCACCCGCGCCGCCGCCGACACCCGCGCCCGCAGCGCCACCCGCGCCAGACGCCCCAACGACATAGGCATAACTCGCGCTTGGCGACCCAATGAGCTTGCGAAAGTATCCGCCAGCCCCGCCGCCGGCCCCGCCCGTGACTGTAGCAGTACCACCGCCACCACCACCGCCTGAGCCGCTATTGACACTAGCGGAACCGCCGGTCGAGAGGAGTGCGCCGCCTTGCCCGAAAGCACAAAAGTGTGATGCACCACCCACGCCGCCGCCGAGGTCGGCACCAAAACGAGACTGTCCACCACCGCCCGCAATGTTTATGTCGCCACCAGACGCGGCCCCACCTGCGCCGCCAACCGCTGTGCTACCAGAACCCCCGCCGAGTCCTGGGCTTGCAACCAGAAGCGTGCCGCCAAACGACGAAGTTCCGCCAAGCGTCCCGGCATTGGTGGATGATTGATTGCCACCACCGCCCCCACCACCGGCCAATCCCTCAACAAGAATGGCGCGGACCTTGAATGATGTAAGCGTGTACGTTCCAGAACCGGACAGGAATGTTTGAACAGTCGGAACCGGAGTCCTCGTTCTAAATCGAGGGATTCCGGGAATACGGCTCGCGTCCATCAGGCGTACCGATTGATATTGCCGAACACGTTGATGACCGAAGCGGAGGCCGCGTAGAATTTGACCGTTTGGGAATTGGTCAATCGGACGCCTGGAATGACTAATACGGTATCGGTTGCCGGGATTGTCATAACGATAGGCGTGGCTGTGTTGCCGTATTCGACAGTTAGTTTTAGGTCGCCCAATGTGGTGTTGCTGGCCCATGCATACGTCTCGTCGAAAGAGCCGGAAGCCACCGCTGAATGCCAAAGCGTTCCGGTCGATGAAGTCGCGGCAACAGCAACAGGCGAGCCGTTCGATGATCCACTCGGGATGATCGGTGAAATGGTAGCCATTGTTTTTCCTTGTTAGCTAAAGAACGCGGATTTAAGAACGAGCTGCGGGTCGGTTAGGGATGCGGCGGATGCGCTTGCGCTTAACGCAGCGGTAACGGCCCTGCGCTTCTGAAATGCCGCATCCGCCGCGAATGCTACCGACTGATAGGCCGAGACTGCCGGGGCCAATGCGCTGATAGCAGACGACACGGCAGATGCAGCGGAGGCCGACGATGCGGCGGCGGCAGTAGCAGCGGATGTTTGCGCGGAGGCGGCTGAAAGTCCTGCGGCGGTTTCTGATGCCGCCGCATTGGTCCCCGGAATAGCTGGCAGAAACTTAAGTTTGAGTGCCGCAGTCGGCGTGATCTTTAATCGAAGATTGGGATATGGCGTCAGGCTCATTCAATCACCCCGTCAATGACAGGGAGATGTCCTGCAATCAGTTGATATGTGAGGCCGGTCGAGAGAAGAACCGTCACCCCAACATCATACGAGCCGGCAGATTGAAACACCGCCATATCGGTTGGCGTAAACCACACCTGACATTCGCCATTGGTCGGGTCAGTGAGAGTTATTTTCCCGTCAGTCGTAGAGCCGGAAAGAACCGTGCTTCTGCTGTTCTGGTCCCTGACAGAAATCTTGACGGTTGAACCTGTCAGGTTGACATCATCGCCCGTATCTGGGTCCACAAGACTGATGGTGAATTTCCAATCGGCTTTATTGGAAGCGGCGGCCAGCGTTCCGGTGTACATGCTAGAGCTTTATGTAGATGGTGATGGCCATGCTCGGCTGAGTCTTGTTGACGGCGGTTTGTGTAACGCCGCCGTTAATCGAGACCGTGATAGTTCCGGCCACGAGACAGGATGGCGTGTTATCAACAGCGCCGCTGCTTGAAGCTAGGGCGACTGTTGAATCAGAACCCGCAACTCCGACGTTGTTTGTTTTGAATTTGAATGTGCGGTTATCGGTGACCGCCTGATTGACGTTCGGAAGTGCTGATTGAGCAAGCGTGACGGTTTCAGCGCCGCCAGCAGCACCGAGCGTCGTTCCATCAATTCCAGAACCAGCGGTCGTCAGGCGGCTTGCCGCACTATTCCCCATGTCATCCATTGCCGCGAGGACGCGGCCACGGAAGTCGGGCAGGGTAATGGTCTTATTTGCGGTCCAGTCGTCATGCGCGGTAGCGCCGCGCCCGGTGGATACGGTTAGGTTAGCATCCGCCGTCCAGAGAAATTCAAACAGGCTTTGCGCGGTCGAACTTGCAAGTTCGGTTGCGCCGGACGTAGCGGAACCGATTGTTCGCCCGTTGCCTCGGACAAAGCCAGATAATGTACCCGTGCCATAACGATGCTTTACGTCGCCGGTCGTTAGGACCGTGGTGGCATCTACTGCAGCCCCGCCCCCAGCACCACTCGACGGCCCAATGACAAGCAGATTATCCGCCGCTATAATGGTGACGCCACCGGAGTCCGTCAGCCTGATCTTGATTGCGCCGTCAGCCAGATAGAATGCCGGGACACGACCCGCCGCATCCAGTTCGATAGGGTTCGGATGGGCAATGGTTAGGGATGAGTCCTGATAGGCAGACTGTGGGGTTGTGGTGCCAGAGGCGTAGAAATACAGAAGCCCGCCAGCCAAGGGGCGTCCCTGGGCGTCGAATTGCTGTGATAGCGACAATGAAATGGAGCCAGCCATGAGGCGTTTTTTCTCTCAAATGCCGTGGTATGCGTTGCAGATCGGCGTTTTTGGTTTTGTTGTTCACGCCATTACGCAGGGCGGCCAAATGAGCGGTCAGGAACCAAATGTGGTTCCGACCATCTTCATCGGCGTAATATTCGCCCTGTTAGCGACAGGTATTGTTGCGAAGTGCCTTGACTGGCTATTGATTGCGCGCGTGGCCCTGGCGCGACGATTGCGCGGTAAGGATCAAGCGGCCAGCGGTGCTGATAGCTTGGTTGCCTTGGGGCATCGCAGCAATCCGCCGCAACAAATTACCGGAGTTTGGATCAGTCAAAATCCTGGCAAGTTCATCGACGTTCCGCCCAAGCTGCCATCTACTCCACGCATCCGAGACAGCAGATAGAAGCTTGGTTGGACTTCCAGCCATTTTCGCTACGCCAGCAGCGCGGCCACCGGCAGACAGGTCTTTCAGGTCTTGAGCATTGAAGGCAGTTAGAGAACCCTTGGGCTGGCGCGTTCCGGTAGCCTGCGCGATCTCCAGAAACCGATTAAAGCCCGTCCAGATTTGATCGCCATTCGGTAGCGCGCGAACTGCTGCTTCTAAGTTAGCTCGCTGTTGCGGGTTGCCCGCTATTACGGTTGCAAACTTTGCGCCACCGAACTGATTAGCGCCGCCCTGCAATGCTTGGGCGGCCTCGTTGAATGTCGTCTCGGCATGCGCCCGCACAAGATCACGGGCGGCGTTAGCATTTCTGGCCGCGACAGCGCGGACAGCAGTTGTGATTTCATGCTCGCTGTTGGCAACCGGGTTAGTGGGAAACAGAACCTCAATGGCCCGCTGCGTTGTTGCGTCTCGCTTGGCAAGCTTGCCAAGCGGGCCATCCATAAGCGGCTGCAAGAACCGCTGCCGCCCCGCGCTTTCGATATTGAGCGCAGTTTCATAATTCCGCGCCGGATTACCGAAATAGGCGTTAGTCAATTCGCCGCGAACCGCGCTCGCGTCGTTGCCATACCCGGCCGCAACTTGCTGATTTCTGTTCTGGGTAAAGCGGCTAGCCGCATTCTGGCTCTGCTGGTCTAGTTGTTTCTTAACCTCATTCAGAAACCCAACACTATCGTCGGGCAACTGCGCGACGTAGCGATTGAGTTGCGGATTGTTTCTAACCGCGTCCCGCGCCTCTTGGTATCCCGGCAACGCCACAACACGGCGCATTTCTGCCGGGGTGAGTCGAACGGTCGAGGCCGCGTCATAGAACGGCTGGGCCGTCTGGTTTATGCGTTGCCTTACATCACTAAGCGCCGCGTTTGACGCATTCCCCACAGCGGGGCCAACCGTTGACGGAGCGGCATTAGGCGGAGCTACTGTATCAAATGTTCCACGCGCCGCGTTCTCAATCTGCTGTGGTCGCTGCGCCATGAATGGCGACATAACCTCGCGACCGCCCGGACTCGACTCCACAACCCTCTGCGTATTGGTCAATCCTGAGCCTGGCGCAACCTGTTCGATAGCCTCGGCCCACGTAAGCCGAACGCCACGAGCAGCCGCATCATTCACCAACTGTTCCGCTTGGTTGACAATCTGCGGAGTGACTTGCTGCGACATGCCGCCGCGCAAAGCGCGCTCAGCGGTTGACGGTCGGTTCAGGATTGAGGCTGCGCCGCCAGTGGCGATTGCAGCGCCGGCCCTTGCGTATGGCTCTAGTTTTGACCCTTCGGTAAGCTGCCCCGCAGCCTCATCGGCAATAGCTGGGGCCACGGCAAAATTTACGAGATTACGAGCTCCGCCCCCACCAGCAATCGCGCCGGGGACGAACTCGGAGATTTTCCCGGTGAACTTACCCGGTAGCGTCTGCGGCTCGTATAGCTTCCCGGTAACTGACTCGACCGCGCCACGGGCAGTCTGCGAGGTCGGGAGCAAATTAGGCGGCGGGGATGCGGCCAGCCTCGCCTTACGTTCGGCAATGCGTTTCGCAAATTCCGTGTCGCCCTCCTGCCGCGCTGTCTTTTCCACCCAATCAAGGCCGAGAGACATGAGCGATTGAATGTCACCGGGCAAACCAACTAGCCCAGCCGCGCCCTTGGCAAGCCCTGACGGAATTGACTTGGCAACGTCCTCTGCGACTCCGGGCTTGCCGACAACCGGATCAGAGGAAAACCAATCGGATTTAGCTGACGCAGGATTGACCGTTATCTTGAGTGGCGCGCTGCTGACTGGATCGGCAGAATACCAATCGCTCATTGTTTCGTCCGCGTCGTTCCGTCAGGAGCGATGTATTGAGTGCCCGCCGGAAGCGCGTTGCGCTCTGCGGCAGAGTTGACGCGGGCCGGGCCGCTCTGCCCACCCTGCGCGGTTTGAACGGATTTCAGATATTTCGTATCGTCTGGGGTAAACATTGGCTTGTTATCGAGTTCGGCAAGCTTCGCATCCAATTCCGGGCTACCAATATACTTGCGATAGGTCGCAAGAATTTCGCCATTGCGATTTATCTGCGCCTTCATCAGATTGGCAATCTTGGCCCGCCCTTCTGGGCTTTGCGTCAGAGATGGGACGGCCTGCATGTAAAGGCTTTGTTCGTAATTTGATGTTGAGCCGGGATCACGAATGCTTGGGATAAATTGACGAGACATCGCCTGGAATAATTCAGAGTTAGACGCGCCTTCTGGAACCTCAATCCCGAGGGATGCGGCGGCCTTCGCAATATAGGGAGAGACAGCACCAGCCCAGCCGCCTGGTGTCTTGTCATTGATTGCCATCATTTGCGTCAGGATCGGAAGTGACGAGCGCCCCGATGCGACTTTCTTGCTAATATCTTGAACCGCGTGAGTATCAACGGCAATGCGCGCTTTGGTCTGCGCGGCGTCCATACCCTCCGCAGTATTTATCATGGTTGCGCCAGCGGCCTTGTTGGCGCGCATCCATTTTGTAAAGTCGTCCGTGCCGCCCTGCTGGCGATAGAGCGCATAGTCCTTCTGGTCGTTCGGAATGTCAGACGATTTCAGGGCGTGCTCAAGCAAGACCTTCGCGGTGTCTCGCGAAGCTTGCGGCAAGCCCGGATTATTTACTGCTGCAATCAACCCTGAAATGCGCCCGCTAACCGGATTCTGAGCGACATTCGGCATTGCCGGCGATTGCGACACTGGCTGAGGCGCCCGCGCTACCTTGGTCGGTGTCTCGTATAGGCCGGCGGCTTGCGCCTCCTTATCGCCCCAGACCTTCGCGCTCGGCATGACCTCGGCGCGCGGGGGCGCTACGGTGTTTTCATTCGGCAAATTGACGGCGGGCTGGATTGGCTGCGGCGGCGCCGATTGCGGCTGGGCAATCGAAGATAGCGGTGTTCCAGGCTGCTGTGGCGATGGGCCGCCCCCAATGAAGGAACTGAACTTATCGGCGGCAGCACGTTCCTCACCTAGCTTGAGAAGGCTTAGGCTGATGTCGAGACGACCGGCCTTAGCCGCCGCGCCGGCCGCCTGTTTATAGTCAATCTGTCCGCTGGCGAGCTGCTGCCCAAGGTTAGACAATTCTGCCTTGTCTTGAGCCTCGCTGAAATTCTTGCCAATATCGCTAAGCTTGGTCCAGTCAACGCGCGGCTGCTGATATTCTTCTGGCCTAGCGAAATTCAGCGGGTTGATCGCCATCGTTTCTTATCCTTAAGCGTATTTCTTGCCGATGATACCGGCAGCAGTCCCGCCAGCACCTAACAGCGCGTTCCAGAAGGATGACGATGCGTTAGTCTGAGCATTCGCCGCAGCGGTATTCGATGCAGCCGTTCCGCCCGCCACGTTCCCGGCCACATTAATCCGGTTCTGCGCGTCGTTCTGATAAAGATTGCTAAGATTGGTTTCGCCGGTAGCTACGCCAGAAGCCGCGCCGCCGGTCGCTGCGATTTCAGGATTGATGAAGCCGCCGAGCGGGGTCAGATAGTTTTGAGTGTAATCAGCACTGGCGAGATTCCCGGCGCGGTCACTAATTTCCTGCAACGTATTGCCAGAACCAGTCAGGCCGAGTTTTGCGGCATTGCGCGCCGCCGCGTCCGTGGCCGTATCAACCCGGAACTGGAAACCGGGACTCCCCGTGAATGCGGCCCTAGAGCGCGCCGTGCCCTCTGGGCCATTTAGACCGAGCGCATCCATATAAGCTTGCGTTCCCCTGCCGAGGTTCCTCCCGATGTCGGACAGTGGCGTATAGGCATCAATGGCGCCGCCGAGCGCGCCCTCACTCTTGGGCAGCGCGGTGTCCAACGCGCCAGTCGCATTTGTGCCGTATGTAGAGTAAAGCGCGGCATTCTTAAGGGCGGCGTCCTTAGCGGACGAGCCGTTGAAAATATCGAGCAGACCCATTGTTTTTCTCTTATGATTTCACGCCGTATGCGGCGAGGCTTGTTGGGGCTGTACCGGCTACGTTGCCGGGGAATGCGCCCGAGTGATTGATAATGCCGCCGTTCGTAATAATATAAGTCGTCCCGGTCGTACCAGCACCAGCACCCGCACCGGCAAACGTCATATTGACGCCGCCGTTATTGATGACGCCGAAGTTCGTCGCTATAGCAAAGTTCGTGATCGTCAGGCCGCCAGAAACCGTACAGGTGAAGCTACCGTAATTGACATAACTGTAAGTCGCCGCCGTAATGTGCGCGGAAGTCCCGCCCGTAATGCTGTAGTTTCCAAGAAAGTTGCACGTCGCCAATGTCGAGACGGACACATGAAGGCCAGCCGTGAAGGCGTCAAAGTTAACGCCGATCAGGTCGCAAACCGCCAACTGCCGAACAAATATTGCGGTTGATCCATTCCCGCTGGTTTTAAGCGTAAGATTGGAAACCGTAATGATGCACCTGTCTTGAACTGACAGGCACGTACCACCAGCAGAACAGGTGATGCTTACGCCAGTATCGCCGGTTAGATAAATCTGCGAGGAACCGACAACGCCCTCATAAGTGAAGTTCAAACCCGAACTGACCGGGTAATCAAGACTGGCGTCCAGCTTGATCGTCGGCGGGCCGCCGTTGGTGTCGATGTATTGCCGGATCAGGCTTTGCGCGGCTGAGATTGTTTGCAACGCGCCGGAGCCTGTTGCCTGGCCGTCGTTGTTGTCGTTACCCAGGCTGGAATTGACGTAAACCGTAAAGCTACTGTTCTGCCATCGCTGGAAATTCGGATGAATAATCCAGGCACTTCCGGTGTTCACCAGAATAACACTCTGCCCCGGCCACAGCAGGAAAGACGTTATCCCGTCGATGGTGAGCCGCTTGCCCCTTGCTGTGTCTGTGTTGGCAATCAGACACATAAAATCGGAATTGAAACCAGACGCGGGGCCGACCGTCAGAACGTAGTAAGCCGAACCTCCAAGGGCTATCGTGTCTCCGGCGTCACTGGCTAGAAGTGTATAGGCCGCTGTCTGTGTGCTTACTTCGCCGGTCAGGCCGAATGAATGCGAAGTCTTACTGAGAAAGTCCCACCAGAATTTAGATATGTACCCAGAGGGGTCTGATAGTTTTACATCGGGAGTGGGAATCATCCGACCGCACGCGGGCTCGTGTCTTGCGTTCCGTACATGAATCCTACATCAACCGGGTCCGCGATGTCCAACCGCCAACGCCTGCCATTCCATGCAGAACGTCCGGTACAGGCGACCAATGAAACAAGCCCCCGAGTCTGCGCCTGTCTGCCGATCTTTCGTTCAAGAGGAACGGACCAAGTATTCCCACCATCGTCGGACCATGAAAGCTCGACAGTCGGGTCGGTCTGGATCGGGTCTGTACCGGAAGCAGAGCCAACGCCCGTTACGAAATTAAAGTCAGCCCGCCCTATCCTCTGCCCCACCGGGAATTTTTCTACAGGTCCACTCTCAATTCTCCACCGGAATGGATCGCCGTCCTCTTGTGCTGTGGAAGTCGTGATCGACATAATATCGCCGGTCGAATAATCCCCACACAGCCAATATGAGGTAAAGGCATGACAGCCGCCGACAATTCTAGAACGTGTTATGCTGTAGCTTTTCCGCTCGGCCCACTTGCTCGTATTTAGATCGAAAACCCATGTCCAAGTAGTCGAGGACAGCACAATGAAGGCATGACCTCGGGCGAGGAACACCGACATTTCGAGTTGAGTCTTGTCGGTAACGGCCTCAATCAAAGCATCCAAATCAGGTGGGCTGATCTTCTCCGGTGTATAGCCATTGAGCTTATAGACCGCGTTATCGTCGCCAACCCAACACAGAGCCCGGCCAAACGCATCCTCATGTCCAGCAACACAGTATGGGCCGGCAATACCTCGGGGCATCACAACCTGACGCGCGAACGGGAACGGGGTCGTTCCTGCGTCGCTCCAAATCTCAGTGGTGAAGCCTCCAAACAGGAACAGTTGACCGGAATACGGGATACATCGGGTTAGTCCGTCAGGCTTTGCCTCTGCCGTTCCAAACGACAGTGCGCTAACAGAAGTCGTATTGAGTCCCGTGGCGTAAGCCTTCCCCGAGCCTGTCGTGAACACCAGATAGCCGTCAATCGAACACACCGAATTAACGGCAGGCAAATCGCCATCGGGGTAACTGTTTGTCGTGGCAGTAGGCGTGAAGGTTGCAATGTTGCCATCAGGATCGACAAAAACCTTGTCTGGCGTTACAGCGTTATTGAAAGCGAAGAAGCCCTTTTTCGTGCCGGTCAGCGTGCCTACGTTGGTAGAAGAACCACCGGCAGAACTAGTCCATTTCTCAAGCTGTCCGCTAAACGCGGCATAGAACGTGCCGCCGACTTCTACTGCCCCGCGAAAGCCGCTTCTCGATGTAGTTCCCCATTCCGCAAGGCCAGGGGCTCTCCGGTGGATGACCTTTGACGGAGCAGTTTGTTCTAATGGTTCGACGTATCCATTGATGACACGCCCCGCGCTTTCCTGTCCGTGTACGCCTGGGGCCGTGGAAAGCGGAAACGGGATAACGGACTGCATTACTGACCAGACGAGAACCGACTGAATGTATAGCCAGCACCCGGAGGCAGTCGGCGTAATTCTTGCGGCGTCGTCAGCAGCGCCCGCGTGTTGGCGGGTCGTCCGATCACGCGGAGTTTTTCTTCTGCCAGAATGGCGAGCGTCTTGAGGGCTGGGTCCCCGGCTAGATTAAATCCACCGGAACATTCCTGCGCGATCATGTCCGCGAGAGGCAGGAAGATCGCGTCGTCAATCTCGCCGTCGCTGGGCGGGCTTGGGGTTCCAGCATCCGCTACATAGACAATCTCCATCGCGGCCAACATGGCTAAGGTCGGGTCGAGAATGTCGTCAACCTTGGAAACGGTTTCAGCGGCAGGCGATTGGTTCGGGACCATGACCCCAAGGTTATCCAGCACCTTATAGATCAACTGAATGCGGGTTTTGCTCATGCGGCTCGCCGTTCTTTGTTATGGACAAACACGACATCTGGATTGCTGCCGCATCGCCCTGCCTCGGTGTAGCCCCAAGACTTGAGCTTTTCGACCAGCTTCGTGTTAGGTGCCTCGATAGAGATAAGTGGGTGATGCCGCATTATTGTTCTTTTGGCACCAGCGATTATTTCCGGTTCGTGGCCCTCGCAGTCGAGTTGTAGAGCGTCAAGATGCTTGAACTTGAAGTCATCGAGCCGCTTAACAGGTATATCGCCGGGCTTTGAGCCAATCCGGTGCATCCCGACGTTAAAATCCCCGCTTGTACGTTCAATAGAACAGAAAAACGGTTTGCTGCTCAATGCCGCTTGATGCTTGGTGATTCTGGGATCGGGACAGTTGGCCGTCAAGCATTGAAAATTGAGTGGGTCCGGTTCAAATGTCGTTACTGTTTCAAACGACTCCGCCCATAGCCTTGGGTACATGCCGCAGCAACCGCCAGCCTGCACAATACTGCGACGATCTTTGACATTGGATAGGATCAAATCACGCAGGGCTGGAAATTCCTCCTTCGGCTGCTTCCAGCCCCAAACATCGCCAGCGACCCATAGCCACGGGCCGATCCCTTCGACACGTTCATTACGAATATGCAAGCCGGTCGGCGTATCATTTCCAGTTTTTTGTTCTTGATTGTGCGCGTCGATGATGGGCTGGACCAGATCAATCGCTCTTTGGCGGATGCGCGCATAACGCTCGTCATTCGGGTCAATGTCGCCCTGCGCCTCGCGCTGTAAGCTTGTGTTGATGATACGGGACCATTCCTCGACCAGCTCGTGATTGCGGAGCAATGCCTTCTTGCGGGCCGGCGTCTCGTCAAAGTCGGGGGAGTTGATAATCTTCCGCGCCAGGTTTCTACGATCCAGATAGAGCCAATCGAACACATTGCCCCACAGGGCGGGCTCTAGCTTGTCCATCGTGCCGGGGCGTCGGGTGCAGTCCATCCAAACGTCAACGAACACTTGGCGCGCAATCTGCTTGGCTAAATCCTCTAGCCAATGGTCAACGAACCAGTACGGGAATATGGCAGGGTAAATCCCGCCCATCTTCTCCACGAGTTTGTGAGTGACAGCGTTTAACTGACTGAACGAAAGGTTCGCCAAATGATTGAGAATGACCGCGTATCCGTCAGGATACACCTTCGCGGCATCCAGTATCAGGCCGTCGAAGTTGTCCGTGACGCATGGCGCGTAGTCCACCATGACCATGTAAACGTCAGCCGGCGCCTCTTTGATGACACGGTTGAATTTTTCCCCTAATGAATCCTCTCGGGGTTTGATCGACCAGATAACCCGCTTGTCCTTGATAACGTCCTGTAGCGAGATTGTGCCGTCATCGTCGTCGTCAACCGCAATCAGCAGTTTGCTATCCTTGAGCTTGATATGTTTCAGTGTTTCTTCGACGGTGCGGGCCAGCATTCCGGGGCGCTTGCGCGTGGCAAGCACAATCGAGAGCTTCATTCACCATTCCATGATTTGATAACGGGGACAGACAAACGCAGGTAAATGAACGGGGCAAAACGCCCCGGTCGGCACTAGTGAAAGTTTCGGTAGTTCGGCAATGCAGCAAGCTATCGCGATCCCGTAAGCGTCGGGACAGTTGCAGGCATTCTTGGCCTTGGCGATTTGCTCGCTACGTTTAAGTGGTTCGTCTTTGTTGAGAAGCCTCATCGCTTCTTCGACAATCATCCGATAACGATTCCTATTCCCATTGTTCCGACGATGCGCTCGACTGTCTGGCGCTTCTCTTTAATCTCGGCCCACAACCGGGGAACGCCGCAATCGGTGTGCGCTATGTCATGGAACGCGACGAACCGACCAAGGGGCCCGTAAGCCTCCCAATCCTGCTTCGCGCCTTCATAAGTGTGGTCGCCATCAATGAACACGACATCAAACGGGCCGTTATCCTTGGCCCACTGGATCGCGCCTTCGTTGTGCGAGTTGTCGAACCTGACCGCGACATCAAAACCACGGTCGCTTAAATCACGCGCGACCATTTCCAGGTCTGGACGGGTTACAATTCCGGTTAACGGCCCCGCCTCGTCGGGCAGCGCGCCAAGATCAATCGAGCGGAGTTTTGCACCCGGCGCGGCGAACATCGCCAGCATGTGCAGCGTCATGCCGACACACGAACCAACCTCTAGGATCGAGCGCGCCCCTGCGGTATGGGCCAACAGAAAAGCTAATTCATTCGGGCTTTGCTGTGCCCAAACGCACGGCATTTCGTTGCCATGCCATTGCAGGCTCAGCATAGTCAGGCCGCTTGTTTCTTCTCGGGCCGTAGTCCAATCAGGTCAGGAAGCGGCTTGCCGTACAGGTGGAAGCCGTAAGTAAAGTTGCCGATATGACCTATCGGATACTCAACACCGCACCAGATTTCCCCGCCGCATTGCGTCCAGCGTTCGCAGAACGAATAGTCCTCGGACAGAGGGCGTCCGTTCTTGTCGTTCATCTTCTGGAATGCCTTGAGCATGCGGCTGATGCCCAAACCACTAATCGCCCCCGGATCAATCGTGTTATTGATTTTCGGGAATTTCTTGAGCATCGTTTTAACGACCTCCCGCTTGATGAGCAGGATGCCGCCGCCAACATATTTCCACTGTTGGAAGCCGTTTATAATTGGACGTTCACCACCAAGCGTTTCGCCAATCACCATTGAACGAATATCGTTGTTCGGTGATAGTTGGCGCTTGTGGTAGGTCACTCCTACTACTGGCTTGTTCAGCTTGAGCATCTGAACGACCACGTTTGGATCGAAGCTCATGTCATTGTCGATCATGCAAAGATGATCGTATTCCGGCTGGGTATCGAACCAGAACGTCAGGATTGAATTGCGGACATCTTCGATGTCGCACATATCGACCGTATATTCCTGGTTCGGTATTTTCGCGTAACCAAGGGAAGCTCTTAGCTGACTGATCGCCGCATGGGTCTGCATCTTGATTTCGCCGCCGTAGCATGGCGTTGCAACCAGAATGCCCTTGAGTTGTAGATCGTCAGCCACAAATCCTCCCATGAAATGGTTGCCGGTCTTTCCCGACTGTCATCACTGCACACCATCCGCACCGGTTTTACGGAACTGCGAAAATGTGCCCGTGAAAAACGGGGCGACCGAAGCCGCCCCGCTGTAGTTATTACTGGCCGCTGATACGCGCCATCTGACGCGGATCGAGCAACTTGACGCCGTACAAGATGTCGAGACGCCAGATCGACTCGTCGCCCGCGCCGTTGTAGTACGGGATCACGCGGACGCTCATGCCCTTGTAGGACTGGCGTGACACGTCAACCGCACCCGGAGGCGCTTCCAGCGGAGCCACGGCAAGAGTCATGGCCTGCTTGGCAAAGATGAGGTTCTGCGAACTGACCGTCGAGGCCGCACCCGCGAAGGTGACGGTGCTCGAAGCAGTCGGAGCCGCAGACACGTTCTGGAACGCCGTCGCCGCCGAGATAATCGGAGGCGAGATCGTCGCAGTAACCGTGCCAGTACCGCCGGCCGCAGCAATCACAACGAACTGTTGCAGATAGTTCGCCGTCGCCTTGGTCACTGGATTGACCGCGTTGACACCGGACAGCGTGAACACGTCGCCAGCCGCGATAGACTTCGAGGATGCGAAGTCGAAGGCGAACGACATGGTGTTGCTGTTCAGGGTCGCAGCGTAGGTCGTAGACAGCGTGCCCGAAGAGGCAGTCGCGGTCGTAGCCGTGCCACGAGTGAACGACAACACGTTCTGACTCATGTACGTATTAAGGCCGGCGATAATGCCGAGATTACCGTTGCGGTACGCATCCTGGGCCACGGCGTTGACGAACAGCGCCGTAGAGCTGGAAGCGAAGTTCCAGTAATCGGTCGGTGACATGACCGCAGCGCGTCCGTCCTGCGGGACGCCCAACAGGTCAAGACGCTCGGCGCCCTTCGACAAGTCTTTGAAGGTGCCGATGGGATTGCCCATCGTGCCGATGTAGTTGTACGAGGCAGAAGCCAGCGCCAAGATGTCGGAGTCGATCTTGTTGGCGAGCTGGATCATTGCCGGGCGGATGACGCGATCCGACAGGCTTTGAATGTTCTGCGTCAATTCCTGAGAGTTGAACTTGAAGTCAACACCGACCAGGGTATTGAGCACCAATGGGAACTGACCTTCGGTCACGTCCTGCACGGAGGCGGAACGACCCGAACGAACGGTGAAATCAGCCGGCCTACGGACGTTGATCGAGTTGCCGACCGTGTAGCCGTTGACGTTCTTATCGAACTCAGGCTCATAGCCGCGATACACGAGCTTCGGCATCACGACTTGGTTTTCGAGGATCATCACCGCTTCTTTGGCGACGATACTCGCAGTAAGGTTTGTGTTAGCCATTTTCTTATCCTTCGCGCTTTAACGCGCGGTGTTATTGGATTGAGGCTACCGTGCCGCCTCGATCTGCTTCTTGCGATGCGCGACATAGCTGTTGATGTCGGCGTCGTGCAGATTGAACGGCGGTGCCGCTCCACCTTTCGGGGCGGATGGCGGTGGACTTGCCTCGGTTGCTTTTTTCGCTTGCGGAAGATGAACGCGCGCCTCCAGACGGCCAACCTCGCGGGCCAGCTCCTTGCCTTTGAGCGCATTCAACTCGCGTGCCGTTTCCCGGTTCTGAGCGAGGTAGTAATGGATCAATGCCGCCTTCGGGGACGACATGATTTCTTCGATGAGTTCAGGATTCGTGATCTTGATGTCACTTGCAGAGTTAATAACCTTGTCAAAGTCGGGGATGCGTTCTCTGGCTTGCCCCGCTGATTCCTCGTATGCCTCCTGCCGCTCGATCTGTTCTTCGCGGCGCTGGCGTTGGGTTTGTTCCTCTTGGTGCGACTGTTGCAGCCTTGCAAACTCTTCCCGCACAGCCTGGCGGCTATTCCATGCGACTGTGGCTCGCTCGAAGGCTAGATAGTCGTTTGGAAAGTCCGTTTCCTTCGGCTCCCGTTCTACGCCGGGCCTGCCTTGTTCCGGTTGTGGCGTGTTGAACTGAGCTAGTTTCTTTTCAAGGTCCGCTGCTCTTGCATTGGCGGCTTCATAGTCCGCTTCAATCAGTTGCAGGCGGCGCTTAAGCTTTTGCGAACCGGGGATTTTCTTGCGCTCGCCGTCATCGTCGGGCGTGACATCTTTGCCCCCCGATGCTTCCGGGTCGGTGGCATCTATTTTCCGGTCTTTTGTGTCCTCTGGCGTCGGATCTGGGGGCGCTTCCTTCGGGACATCGAGACTGACCGGACCATCATCGGCAGCAGGGACAGGATCAGGAGCAGGAGCATTAACAACAGTCTCAGCCGGCACAACGGCCAGCCCATCAGTTTCAGACATAGGTTTTCCTAAAAAAATGGGAGCCCGAAGGCTCCCCAAGTTGACCGCCAGCGTGAGCCGGCAGTTAGACACACATGAGAATGACTATGATCGCATCCTCATCATCACGGAGACGCACTTGCATCTCGTAGAGGATTTGCAATGCGGCTATTCGAGCAGTTGCCTTCTGTGCGGCTTCTTCGACCGCATTCATTCGATTTATTACAGTGAACAGTTCCGCGCGCTGGGCGGCTTCCGCATCGCTCTCCGGTTGTTCTTCCCGGAGTTGCGCCGCTGCGGCTTCAACGGTTTCTGCGCTGGCCTTGAGCTTTAGTGCTTCTTCTAGTTCCTGCGCTGCCCGGCGCTTAGCCTCGTGTCGTTGCCGGATGGCATAGAGTAGGGCGTATTCTTCTTGTTCGCGCCGCCTGTGTAACTCGCCGCTATCAAGCGCGGGCCTTGACGGCGGAGGAGGCGGAGGCGGTGTAACCCCACCCCTATTCCAGTGGGTCAACCAATGTGTTGACCAGGAATTACCCCACGAAGAGGCCACTTACGGCCCCCATTCATTGCCGGCGGCTCCCGTTCCGTTCACCTGTACATCATTGACATACTGAATGTTCGCGTCGATTTGATTGGCGACCGTAAAGGTTAGCTTATCGGTTTGCGTCTTGATGGCATTGACTGTAGTCGTGGTTGGCAGCGCCGCGATATCCGCCGCGATGGATGCGCCCGCAGGCGCGCCGATGCGGGTATAGATCGCGCCGGCCCCCGTGTTGACATCGGTGAGGATCGTACCTGTGTCACTCTTCACCGCTGCAATGTCGGCGGACACAGAAGCACCAGCAGGAGCGCCCAGCGTGCCGCCAATGTCCCGCGCGGTCTGCGACGTGCCGTTGATCTTGATAATGTCCAATCGTCCGTTGGCGTCGATGGATTCCAAGTTCCAGTTGGTCGGTGGGGCGAGCGAGTTGACCCCTGTGATAAACGCCGTTGCGCTATCCGGGTTCACGGCCACCAACTGAACCTCAATCGGCAGCGGCGCCATGTTCGTTGCCCCTTTGAGCAGAAACCCGCATGACTTGGCACCAGACGCTATGGCAGCGTTGGGCGGGCAGAACTGATACCAGCCCGGCATATTGGTCGCGTCGATCTCCTTGAAGCCCGATGATGTGAACGTGCCGACCGTCATGGTGACAAGATTGATGACGGTCGCGGTCGTGTCGGTGTCTCGGTGATAGTACGCAGTCAGGCTCGATGAGTTGAACACAAGGCCGGTCAACCCCGCGCCAGTGGTAGAACTGGAATCGCGGATAAAGACTTGCCAGATTTCCGAGGTGGCCCCTGCGAGCTTTTCGAGTTTCATACGCCCTCAAGGCTCGGGATATAGAGCATACCGGAACCGCCGCCGGCAGACGGCGCATTGATCGTGATGCCGGTATCGTTGCCGAGGTTGAAAGAGTTATTTGCCGTAAATGTCCCCCCGCCGGAGCAAGTGAGGTCACGAACCGAGGCCCAAGTGATTGTCTGATTACTGGAGCTAGAAATAGTCGCGGCCACACCAATAACGTCCGTGATTATCCCTATCGTCTGACCCGACGACGATCCCGCGATGTTTAGCGTTGTGACCGTGAATGTCTTTCCGTTTTGTAATTGAACATAGTTCGGGGAACTGATTGTGAGCGTCGAGACGGTGAAGCTACTATTGAGCGCCACCACACCAGCGGCCCCACCAGCGAATGTTATGGTTCCGAATGTCAGGGCCGTTGTACCCGACGTGAAAGTTCTGCTCCCCGTCCCGGTAAACGCAATGGTTGCTGACGCCGCGCTTAGTGTCAGGCCCGTGGTGGTAAAGAATGTTACAAGGCCGCCCGCACCGGATATTGTCCATGTTCCAGAGCCCATATTGAAGGTTCTGGTGCCAGATCCGCTGCATGTAAGAGCGGTTCCGCTGACGCTCAGCGTTACGCTGTTGTTGTTTGTCGCAAAATCCAGCGTTCCAGTGAATGCCCCACACGAGAGGGACTGAATGGTGATCGTGCCACCGAAATTGACGGTAACTGTGCCGCCGCCGCTGGCCCCGTCAAACGTCACTGTATCCGCAGAGCCGGGGACTGACACGCCGCCCGCCCCGCCACTACTCGCCGCCCAATGCGTCGTGGTCGCCGCATCCCACGTTCCAGTACCGCCAACCCAGAAGCGCGATGCCATTTACAGCGCCGTCAACTGCTGGTTCAGGCCATCAATCTGCGTCTGCAGATCGGCCCGCGCGTTCGTTACAGCCAGCTTCCATATCTCCTGACTGACATTCGGAAGCTGGACCGATGTGCCTGATGGCTGGCTTGCGCCTTCACTCGGAGCCACAGCCTTAACCGTCACCGGCCAGCTCTCAGCAATGACCGTATCAATCTGGGCGAGCGCTCCACTGAGCGCGTCAATCTGCTCGATCAGGGATTTGCCGACGCGGGCGGTGTCTTGTTTCATTTAATGGCTCATCGTGGATGAAACGCCGCCGGTAATGGCCCCGGATTTATCCCGAGACACGTCAACCTTCTTCGGCGCCGCCTGTGCCTTGGCTAATGCTTCCAAGCCAGCCCTGAACCCCTCACCCATTTGCGCCATGCCCTGAGCAATCTGCGCCATGACTTGCAATGACTCGTCGTGCCTGCGCTCGGCCGGGTTCACGCCGTCAAGGATTTCCTTTTCCTCGGGCTCGGCGATCTGCTGGCGTTTGGCGGCCAAGTCGGCCTGTGCATTTTGATGTGCCGTGATTGCGGCGGCGTGCTCGACCTCGCCCATACGGGTCTTATGCATCAGCTCGTGCGCGGCTGTGTCGTGGGCGATCCGCGCCGTCTGATCGGCCACAGGATCAAATGGCTCTTGCGGGGTAGCAGCTGGTTCCTGCCCGACCGCTTGCTGTTCCATTCGTGTACGCGCGATAATCTCGGCTATCTCGGCCTGTATCTTCTCGTTCGCCAGCTCTTTGTTCTGCAACTCAAGCTGGATCATTTGCTGCTGGACTTGCTGCGCCTGCATTTCCTGCGGCGTCGGCGGTTCCGGCTGTTCTTCGTCGCCCGCCTCTTTCTTCTGCTTGGCAATGAGCTTCTGCACCGGGGGCGGCGCTATAACCTCCAGACGTTTGCCAACCTCGTCGGCCAAGGGCCAGTCCTGCGCCTTGGCGATCAAGTCCATGAGAACCGGGGCAGTCTCAGGCGCGGCCTGCACGAACTGCGTCATGCTGTCACGAGCTTCCGCTCGCTTGGTCGTGTAGCTCGGCCCGGTATCCATTACGATGTCGTAGGCGCCGACCGTGACATCGTTTTCTATTTTCTGCTGGTCGAGCGGTTGTCCAGTCTGCTCGTCCAAGACTTGCATCCCGGTCGGCTTGTTGATCCATTTAAGGTCAACCTTGCCGTCCTCGCCCATAATCCGAATCATGCGCTCGGAGTCGTAGACGTGCGGGATCAGGTCCGCGATGATGACGCCGGCCCGCTTGATGGCTCGGGTCCAGTTGTCAACGTAGACGTAGGTTCCGGTGTCGCCTTCCTTCTGCTCTGCAAGGATAGCCTTGCCTGACTTGGCAGAACCGGGGCGGCCCAAGCCTGGATCGTAGATACCGATGACAGCCTTCATATCATCGACGGAGCGGGCCAATCCCTCTTGAATGCCCTGCGATGAAACAGGGGGCTGGACGCGCTCGGGTGCCTTGCCGCCGTTATTAGGGTCTGGCGTGTAGAGCAGGATCGGATGAGCTTTCGAGTTAGCCGTGTTCCAAAGGTCCTCGAACTTCTCGACGTTCTTTAATGTGCCGACAAACGGCGCCTTCGGTTGAAGCGCGATAACCTCGGCGTCGGTCGAACTATAATAGTTGTACAATCGCTGCGGATCGCGGGCGAAGCGGATCAGGCCATGCCGGACAACCTTGCGCCCGATCTTGACCTCTTCACCAATAACCGGGATGACGGGTATATGATTGCCGGGCCATTCAGTTGTCTCAAGGACATGCGCCGCCGTGATTAAATACCGACATACCTGATAGCCGTCACGCTCCTCGATCTTCTTCGCGGTATTGCCAATCTCCAAACGCTCTCGTTCGTTCTTGTCAGTCAGGTCGGTTATGCCGCCATCGGGGAGCAATGCCAGCAGCTTCTTGACCGGCTTCTTGACCCAATACTCTGCAACCCGAACCATATCGTTATCAAACCAGCCGTCGGTCGAGCCGGTGATCTTAGTGCTGTCGAAGTCCTCCACATTGGCGTCAGGATAGCTTTCCTTGAACGCCTCACGGCTCATGTCGTGCGGGACGATGCACCACTTGGCATCCTCACGGGACGGGAAAACGCTATCAGTATCCCAAGCAACCGCTACACCATCGGAAACACCCGTGATGCGTAGTTCCTGATTAAATGTGGTGTCTCCCGCGTATTCCTTGATGACCTGGAAATGTCCAATGCCACAGCGAACCTGCGAGTCGGCGCCGGTCATGTACGGGGCGCTGGAATCCGAACGGTTCTCGATGTAGCGGATCATCCCCGCTATGGTTTCGGCGGTATCCTTGTCGCCACGGGAATCTACCGGAACAACCTTGATGCTGGGCCGCATCTGCCGCATGTCGCCCGTAACTTGACGGATAAATTGCGGGAGCCGGTTGACCGTGAGCATCGGACGGCCATGACGGGCATCGATGTCTGTCTTTGACCATTGCTCGCCTGCGGAGAACTTTAGGTCCTCGTAGGCTTCGTCAATGTTGGTGCGCTCTCTGAGAACCCAGCGGGCATGACGGTCCAGGGCTGTGCGGCAGATATCGTCGTCGTCTTTTTTCTTCGATGCTTTCGTTGGCTTGGCGTCGGAAGCGTAATCAGCGGCCATTATCTAAAAATACCGGAGTATGAGAAATGCCGTTAAAAATGGCGCGATCCAAAGTGCAGTCGCAAGTGTCACCACCATCAATGCAGAGCGCATCAGTTCGCCATCCATGAGCCGGCGCGCGGCGGCTTGTATTTGTATTCGGTCGGCGGCTCAAACTGCGTCGCAAACGTGCGGAGCGCATCGGCCCCGTGCGATGACCAATCGTGAAGCGGATTCATCTTCCAATCTTTCAGCTTGTCATCGTATTCGCGGCGGTACTGCTTCAATGCCTCAAGCCCGCGCGCACAACGCTCCGAGTCAATCCAGCAGCTATCCAGCATCAGGCGGACGGCGTTGACACCATCCAGCACATTGCCGGGCTTAGGATCGAATGTCGGCTCAATACCGAGTGAGCGCAGCGTCTCGACGCGAGAGCGATCCATGCCCAACATCTGCGCGCCAACGTCGTGCGGAAAGTAATGCGTCTCGTAGAGATAGCCCTTTTGATCTAGGACTTTCGCGTAATGGTCTAGGCCAACGCCGGAAGCCTCGTAATAGTCGATCAGTCTGCGCTCTTTGCCGACAACTTGAATGAACCAAATAGCTGTAGAATCCGCCCTTCCCAGATCCCAGGCAGTATAGGTCCGCAAGCCTCGATCTGCCGCAACTTTGCCAATCCTGCCCTCTTCGTCTGCGCGTCTAAGTTCGGTCGCGTAGAATGCGCCCTTAATAGCTGCATCAAAGCTGCATTCGTATTCCTGGGCATATTGATCCTCGCCCATCTGGTGCTTGGCTTCCGCCAGCTCGTCGTTATCAATCAAACTGGTCGAAGAGGCTTTCAGCATCAGGGCGAACCAAGCCGGGTCGGTCTGGGCATCCTTCCAGATGTCATAAAATCCGTTCTTGCCCTTGGGCGTACCGATGAAGGTCGCCCAACCCTTACGATCCGACAGCGCCGGTCTAACTACGTCAGTCCAGATCGCCGGGTTCATGTCGCCGTATTCGTCCAGCGTCACGCCATCCAAGTAGATGCCGCGCAATCGGTCTGGGTTGTCTGCACCGTAAATCCTGATGCGAGAACCGTTCAGCAGATCAACCCGGAGCTCAGTCTCATTCGGGCTGTCAGCCAATAGTGGCCGCGCGTAATGCTTGAGGTACTGCCAAGCTATATCTTTGGCCTGATTGAACAGCGGCGCGATGTAGGCGTAACGCCCGTCTGCCTTGCCCTCGGACAAGGCCCGCTTGATCTTGTCATTGATCGTCGCAACAGTCTTACCGGCCCGTCTGTGGGCAACCAGACAGGACCAACGCTGTGTTCTGTTGTGGAACGGCAGGAACAGTGAACGCGGCGCGTAGTCTAGCTCAATGCGCCTTCGTTCGACTTCCATGAAACCTCAAGTGCAATCTTAGCTGGCCCCTCGCCGTCCTCACCGGCAATGGGCTGTGCGACCTTGCCATCAATGCGGTCGCCAAATTCCTTCATGGCGCTAACATCGCCTGCCTCGATGGCGGCTAATAGCTTATCGGCCAATCTCTCAAGGGCCTGCGGATCGTTGTCCTCGCGCCGCTTAATCGCTCGGTTGAGTGCGTCACGCCATAGTTTTGCACGCTTTGGCGCCCCGCTCGGATTACCTGATTGACCCGGCTGCCAGACCATTGTTCTTTAATGCTAAATCGTTGATGTATGTTGGGAATGGTCGAATGCCGCGCAGTTTCCGAATGCGTGTAAGTTTGCTCAAATCAAACGCAAGGCTTCGGCTTGAGGCTATCCAGTTTGAGCCGTAGCCCGATGACAGGGAACTTGATCTAGCTATTCGCATTGCAATCTCGTCACAGCCCATCTGCCGACTATATCGAATGCGTAGTCGGCCCAGTTCTCAGTGTGCAGCGTGTACACGGCGCCGCTCTAGTCGTGCTGCACACAATCGCCATAGCCAATGGCCGGCATCGTCTATCTTATTGCCTAGCCTGCTGATCTTGATGCCAATGCGACAGCCGAGCGTTAGCATTCATACACACAGATCGGCTTCCAATCCCCGTTCGGTTCATGGCCCCATTGTATGCCGTTGCAGTTGACCATCTGGGGAACGTCTGGGCGGTAGAAGCTTGCCAGGATTGTGTTACTGTCCATTAAACTTCAGCCCAATCGAAACAGGTGCAGTTCCACCAAGTCCAGGCTTCTAACGGGGCCGTCTCGCGGCTGAACCAATTTCCGCTATTGTCATATGGCCGCCGCTGAATGAACGCGCTAAACTCCTCTATTATCGCGTCAAACCTAGCCATTCAGCTTGCGATCCGCCATTCGATTGATGTGATTGAACTGCGCGCGGGTCAGATTGCCCTTGCTGTATTCCTCGGAGGCTCTGGATTTTGCGTTTCTCGCGTGTGACTTGTCGGGCATGGGATAGCCGCGAACACCGGGAAGGCCAAATTCTGATAGTGGGATTTCAGTGCGTTCTTTTGCTGACAGTTTCATCGTCGTCTCTGCAATAGCACTTCACGTTTTCGGCGCCCTCACAGCAACTAACTTGCCCATAGCCGCCACAGTCGGCGCATGGCTCAAGCTTTCCTTCGATGTCGCGAATGCCGGTCCCTTGGCATGGCGTGCAGCGCATTACCAAAAAGCCCGCCAATCGTTCATGGTGCGAGAGTTTTCAATCTCATGCGTTCCGCCGCCCCAACCGAGTTCATAGATCATCCAAGTCAGAAACAATCCGACAACAATCAACGCCAAAGCATAGTTCATGCCGGCCTCTGAATTTCGGCCTTGGCGGCGTCTGTGCCGTTATCCGTAAGGACCAACTCGCGGCAGCTTATTCGCTATGCCGGTTGGCGGCCACGCGCGCCGGATAGGGGGACAGCGCGCGCAACAAAAACCCGCCAACGGATTTCTCCGGGCGGGCGCAAAACTGCATCTTGGGATTTTGCCTACCACATGCCCGAAGCCATGTCAAGCCGTAGCTAGATTAAAAACCACAGCCATCGTATCTAAACATTCCCGGAAGCGCCTCCCAATGAAGTTTAACTCAATCTCCCTCGTCATCATGCGCCGCGTTGCACACTCCTTGACGGTCATGCCCCTCGCCAGGATGTCGTAAACAACGCTTGAACCGTAATCGCCCAATGACTTTCGGGCGCTCGATAGGTCGCGGAAAGCCCTTGCTTGGGTGTCGCTGATTGTCGGTTCCGGGATTTTCCCGCCGTCAACTCTATCCTGTGAATAATCTATTGCCCTCGCCCCACCTATCTCGGCCAATTCATAGGCTTTCTGCCAATAACGGCCAGCAAGGTATTGGCATTCATCCAACTGCCCAGCCGCGTGCATCGCACCCAATGGATCGTCCCGAAGCGACCGCATAACTGTAATTGTTGCCCCCGCCTCGTAGGGATCGGCGACGTTGATCGGAGCCACGTCTCGATGGGTTGGGTCAATTACCATCCGGTCGTGGATTTCGTTGCGGGATATGACGCGAAGCCGTGGCGTTTTCAGTTTAATCCGTCTCATGCCGCCTTCCTCGGTCTGCCGGTTCTCGGCTCGCCCATCATTAAATCGTAGATGTATTTCGTCGGTTTCCCTGGCGTCATGGCCTTCTGCAGGCGCGTTCTGGTGTGCGAATTAGCGTCAGCCAGCACCCAGGTATAAAACTCTGGGCAGGCCAGTTCTGAAATTCCGCACGCGACCATCAGCGGGCATGTCTCGCAAGGCGCCGGGCCTATTGTGGGATAGGTTGGGGCTTTGTCGTGGTCCCATTTGTAGCCGATAGGAACGCTCATGCTTCCCCCCGCCTATTTTGCTCGATGCATCGAAAGCCACGCTTAGCTTTCCACTGCCTGTACCAAGCTTTCGCGTCTTTGATGGCTTGTTCATATTCGACTAATTGCGCCTCAATATTGCGCTTCATGCCTTCAATGGTTTGTTCGTTCATATCGAAAGCCCACCGTGCTGTGGCGTGAATAACCCTGTGGACTGATCGACGTGGAAATGGCATTCGCCGCGTCTGCCGGCGCCGATTTCACGGACCTTTGCGGAGATAACCTTCGCCATTGGCGCAACCGGATCACGCACGACAATCAATCCGTTGTCGCACTTGTTGTACCAATTCATTGACCCTTCAATGTCCGTTAGCGACGGGGTTTTGCCTTCCTTCACTCCCTCTTTCGTCGGGTGAGCAACAAGGATCACCGCCACGTCCATCGCGCGGCAGAACTGCTTGAGGTACATCAGGCATTGCCCGATATAGTCCGTCATCATCATTTCGCGGGGCTTGGCGCGTTCCAGTTCGTTCCAGGGGTCAATCAGTAGAACGTCAACGCCGTCGCGCTCCACGGCCACCACAGCGCGATCCAGCACCCATTGAAGCGTCTTGGGCTCGGTGTCGTAGTGGCTCGGCATGGCCGATTGAACGAAGCAATACCCGGCGCAGAACTTGTCGAAGCCTCTGCGCTCGCCCCAAATCAGTTCTAGCTTCTGCCTGATATGTCCCTCGTTCTCGGGAACATAAAGAAAGCTTTTGGTGTTGTTTTCCCGCGCTATGTTGCAAATCACATTGAGCAAGAACGTGGATTTCCCGTGCCCTGCAATGCCAGTGCAGATAGTGAATTGACCCGGATATAGCTTCCAAAGCTCCGACATTTCCGGCCAGCCCGTGCCGATGCAAATATCAGCGACAGAGCCGCGCTGAGGCACTTCGGCTAGCGAGTGGTAGCCCGGTTGTCCGTGCCGGTCTGCGGTTACGTCCATCAGATAATCCCATCTGGATATTTGGTGCCGAATGGCGAAAGCGGACGCTCTGGAGTCGCGGGGCCAGCAAGCACACGCCCGATATATTCGCGGGGGTTTTGTTTCGTCGCGGCCATTTCGATTGCGGCGCGGGCGAGCGGAACTTCCTTTTTAGATTTAAGAAGCTTGGCAATGAGCCCGCCAGCGTCTTTGCCGAGAACTTTTTTCCCGCGTTCAAAAAGCTCAGCTTCGTCATTCTTCGGATGCGAGCCGCTTGGCTCGGCATCTTTCTTTTCTTTATCGGTTATCGGTTGGTAGCCAATCGCTAAAGCATCGCTTGTAGCATCGCTACAGCGTCGCTTGTTCATCGCTCTAGCGTTGCCGCCCTTGCTGCCTGCCGCCGCTAGCTTCTCGTACTTAGCCTGGGCGTCGGCCAATTCCTCCTCGACGCGCTTGTGTTTCCACTTACCCTCGCCCTTGAATAGCGGCTCTATGATCGGACGGGCCGCCCTCCACTCCTTGTCGGTCATGCGCGCGATGCCAGCCAACTGCCGATCATCGTCCGGCAATCCGCCGGTTGCCCAGTAGTGCATACACAGCAGGAAATATGCACCGTGTTCTGCGGCGCGCAGTCCTCCAGTGTCTTTGAGATAGTCACCAATATGCCAAGACATTCGCGGTAAACTCATGCTGCCTTCCTCAACAGTCCCCAGCTCTCAAGAATGCAAATCGCCTGCGGCAAGCCCTCAGCAACCACCGAGAAGCCGCCAGCCCGGTTGATGTCGTCCCTAAACTCAAGCTGTTCTTCGGACGCCCTGCCGCCGTCCTTTTTTAATTCGACGGTGTAAAACTTGCCCCGATGGAGCGCATGAACGTCATGCACGCCGGCGCGAAACCCCACTGTCCGCCGCGCCTGGCGATTGTTGGGAACGGGCCATATGACAACACCCGGCATTCCGCGCGATGCTATCTCGGCAAACACGGCCCGCTGAATCTCAGCCTCGGTCATGCGCGCTTGCGCTCCAACCGGGCCACGATCTCAGCAATGGTATCGCCAATGGGTTTGAAGCCAGAGCGATCAAGCTCCAGTGGCTTCACGACCTCAATCAATGGATCTTCAAGCCGTAATCGGTTGAGCTTCTTGAGTGCATGGGTCACTGATGTGTGATCCGTGTAGCCGAACGATCGGCCAAGCTCGGGCTGCGAACGCTTGGTGACCGCATAAGCAACCCATACGGCGATCTGCCGAACGCGGACGATTGGCCTGAGACGGCGACCGCACATCAAATCATCTTTTTCCAAACCATATTTTCTGGCGACGTGCCGCTGCACATCAGCCACTCTGATCCGATGAGGCGCTGGCTTGGGCGGCCCATATAGGATGCCGTAGTTTGTGATAACGAAAATCGGTGCGGGCTTCGGGGGTATCCTTAGTTTCTCGGCCCGCTGATTGATCCTTGCGAGAAATCCGGCGCGCTTAATAGCTATGCCGGAAAGTGTCGGTGTTAGCCGCGCGTGATGAAGCACGTCGCTCATTACTGCCCCCTACCCTTGTGAAATTGCCCCGCCCGGAATGGGGCCTCACGCACGATTTTTACTTATTGGTACCCGCGCCAACCGCCCCTGATGGGATTGCCCTTTCAATGGTTTGGGTTGATCGGACTTCCTGCACGGCTGGCGCGGGATTGTTATTCAAAGAGTTTGGCGACAAGCGCGGCCATGACAACCTTCGGCGGCTCAAATTCACCAGCCAGCCATCGCTTCGCCGTCCGCTCGTCTTTCCCAGATAGCGTTGCAAGGTGAGCCGCTGTTTTGCTCGGCCAACAATGCCGCGCCCACCAAACCCATTCCGGCAAAGGGGCGATTTTGTCCCTCCCCGGCACAAAGTGTCCCTGCATTTCGCTGGCGACGGATGGCTGACCGCGTAAAACACCGTGCATGAGCATTCCCCCGAATACGCATTTACGAATTGATTGTGCGCGACGATTGCCTTGCACGGCCGTTGAATTACCCCCGCAGGGGACCGTGGCGAAACCGCAGACAATCTTTCTGAGAGCGACCGACGCGCGCACTCATCGACCGGGACCACTTCGCCACGGCGTAATGAATTTGGATCAACGATTTCGATTAACCACGAAGAAACAACTTGAACCGCCCGGTTCACGACATAGTTGTAAGGGGCGTAAATACAGGGCAGGCTTGGCCCCGAAGGGCGAAGCCGCGAATGGCAAGTGGAAAGCCACAGCCGAGCCGGGAATTTTTCGAGACGGGCTCGGAACCCGAATTTTTTGTAACTTTTCACAAGTGGGAGCCCGCAGGCGGCGGCAATGTCCGGTGCTTTGCCTATGCGGAGAGGCGCCCCGGACAGTTCCATCTGCTCTATACGACCATCATGCCGATGGCCGACATGGGACAGTCCGCTCGAAGGGCGCTGCACGCCATAGCGGACGCCCACAATATCGCTCAGTGGGAACACGAGGGAATGACGGAGAACTAGGACTTTCATCCCGTCGCCTCCCGCATGACCTCGGCAAGGTCAGGACGCAATTCCCGTTTTGGGATTCCAGTCTTTTCGGAGACAAGATCGAGCAGGCTTCCGTCGATCCTGCGGGCGCCGGTTTCCCAGCGCGAAACCGTGATACTCGTAACCCCAAGCTCTTTCGCCAGCGCGTCTTGCGTCATGTCGCGCTCGTCGCGGTAGGAACGTAACGGATGGCTCATTTCTCTCTACTAAACCATTCCGGTAGGACTGTCAACACCATCATCCGACCACCTTGGCGGGGTGACTTAACCAGCACGGTAAGGCAAATTATGTCGATGCCGACACGAATCGGGCCGAAAAAGCCCCTGCGCCTCTACATTGCCGAGTGGCGCGAAAACCGGGGTCTGTCCCAGGAAGAACTCGGGGCGAGATTGGGCCCAGAGGGCGTCTCTGACGTTACTGTGTCCCGGTGGGAGACCGGCAAGCGGAGACCGGATTTAAACGCGCTGGCGGCCATCGCTGAGGCTCTGGACATAGATATAAACGACCTCCGGCGCCATCCCGACCAGCCGAGCGCCGATGCCCTGCTCCGAGGGCAGCCCCAGGAAGTCAAAGACCAGGCCATCAAGCTCATTCAGGCGATACGGCGATGAAATGGGTTATAGGGCTATGTTGGGCGGTCTTGGCGTGGTCGCCCGCTTCGGCTGACACCTGTGGACAATTCAAGTCCTGTAGTCGTCATTTCGTGGCAAACGGGGTCTGTAGCGGCCTCGATCAGCTGCCGATCCTTGCCCCGGCATGGGAAGATAAGCCCATCCGAATCCGGGCCGTGACCATTGGGCTGCAAATTTCCCCGCGTTGGCGCGATATTATCTTTGGGCGCCCCACAGACGGCTATGTTTTCGCCGGGAATAGCTACGTTCCCGACATCATGGCGCTCCACTTAGGACCGGGGACCGTAACCAACGTATTGGCGCCCGAAATCGCATTTCTATTGCCGGCCAAGGGGCCAACCGTTGACGATCACACTCACGTCGATACCCACGTCAATTGCCAAGCGGGCTACCATTTCCGAGCTTGGCTGATCGTCTATTACGATTTCCCATAGGCTTTAATCCCTTAGATGACTTGTAACAGCCTGTAAAGCCGCGTCATTTTCAATCCTACCATATTGGCTAAATTATTTTCATCAGGGCGCTTGCAATTCCTACCGGCTTGGTTTAGTGTGTTCCTCAGAGCAAAGGGGACGCACATGACCACCACCCTCCAATACGGCCATTGGGGCATCACCGTTTCCACGCGTAACGCCCCGCACGATTACGCCCCGGTATCCTGTGAGTTCTTCGCCTATCCGGTCGTAAATGGTCGCGGGCCGATGGATAGCGCCGAAACCGAGCAACAAGCCATTGCCCGGTGCCGCGAGCTAGGCGGCGAGGTCAAGGGGCCATTCTTTGCCGTGAAAAACCTTCGCGCTTCATGAAAAACCTTCGCGCAGGAATCCTGAACATGGACCCGCTTTACCTCATCGAACTGGACTACGGAAAGCTCGGCCTGGAAGCCCACGCTTACCGAGATCACACCCGCGCGAAAGTGGTTGACCTCTGCGCGTTTGAATACCGGAACGTCACTCGCATTCTTGAAATCCGCGCAGGCGATTGGAACTCACTGAGCGGAAAGTGGGAGGACATCACCGAAGAGATCATGCGGGAAGCTGAGTTGATGCGGCGGGATTATCACAGGGAGGCGGCGGAATGATCGTATTCGCACTCACTCTAGCTGCCGAGGCTGCTTCTCTTGGTTTGTTTATAGCGGCTGTGTGTCTTTGGGCTTTGGTGTTGGGAGGGATGATCTGATGGATAATCAAACGCTACCGCCCGAACAGAACGAGCCCGCAGTGGTCAAGTTCAACAGCCCATGGCTCGAAGCGCAAGTGAGGCTCTGGATTGTCTCGGTTCACGACGCGATGTTATTTGCCGCCGCGCCCGACATGCTCGCCGCGCTGAAAAGCGTCTACGCGTCATGGATGGCTGCCAGCGAGGACTTTTTTATCGACGATGATTTGGTCGCCAGAGCAATCGCCAAAGCTGAGGGAGCACCATGAGCCGCATGTCAGAACTCCACGCCAATGCAGCGGTTGTTCTATCTGACCCGGCATTCGATACCTACCGCCTTGAGTGCATCGTGACCGATCTGCGCGGCCATCACCCAGACGATCTCGATGAGGAGCGCATTTACAAATGCGTCCAAGCCCTCATCAAAATAATGTGTGCCGGAAAGGAAGTAGCATGAGTAACGACGCATTCGCCCGCCACGGCATCAAGCACCTGTCGCCGTCCTCGCTGAATATGTGGCGCAACTCTCCCGGCATCTGGGCGCTGAAATATCTCCTGCGGTTGGATGATGGTGGCTCGCCTTCGATGTGGCGCGGCTCTGCGGTTGAAGCGGGATTAGCAGCAATGCTGCGCGGTGTCGCAGCACCAGAAGCTATCAAGATCGCACGGGATCAGTTCGACCAGGAAGCGGCGGGCGAAGTCCGAGACGACATAGCAGCGGAACGGGTCATCATCGAACCATGTCTTGCACAGTGCGGGCATTGGATGGGCGTTGCCCCCGGCCCTCTGAATGCCTCTCAGTTGAAGGTTGAGCACTGGATACACGACGCGGTGAGCGTCCCGGTGATCGGCTATCTAGATTTCGGATTTGACGGGGTAGACATCGACCTGAAAACCACCAAGGCGATGCCGAGCGCAGCTCGTCCCGATCATGTCAGGCAAGTCAGTCTCTACCGTGTCGCCCGTAATCGACGCGGCGCCCTGCTCTATGTGACGCCCAAGAAATTCGCGCAGTACGAGGTTGATGATGCTGCAATGAATGCAGCGTTAGCGGGGCTTCGCGCCGACGCGCTTTCGCTATCGCGCTTCCTTGCGTCACACCAAGACGCGGAATCCGCTGTGCGTTCGCTTCCGATGGATACCGAGCATTACGCATTCCCAACCGGGATAACCCTTCCTGATTATTTGAACGCAGCATGAAACTGAAAACTGAAACTGGAGAATGAAAATGGAAATTCCGAAACCGAGCGAAGGCGGGGGAGATTTTGAACTAGCCCCAACGGGGACGCATCTGGCGATTTGCTATCGAGTGATCGACTTGGGCACCCAGGAAACTACGTGGGAAGGCCAGACCAAACACGCGCACAAGGTTCTGATCGGATGGGAATTGCCCGACGAGAAGATGAACGACGGGCGGCCCTTCATCATCCAGCAACGCTACACATGGTCGATGCACGAAAAGGCCACGCTGCGGAAACATCTGGAAGCTTGGCGCGGGACAGCGTTTGTCGAAAAGGATTTCGGCAAGGGCGGGTTCGACATTAAGAACATTCTTGGCAAGCCCTGCGTGATTTCGATTGTTCACGCCGAGCACAACGGCAAGACCTACGCGAACATTTCCGGCGTCGGCAAGCTGATGAAGGGGCAGACGGCGCCGGCACAAACCAATCCTTCAGTTTATCTCTGGCTGCACAAGGATCGGTGGGACCCATCCATCTACGCGACGTTGCCCGAATGGTTGAAAAACACCATTGCGAAAAGTCCTGAGTATCAGGAACTCGCGTCACCCTCGACCGTCCCAGATGCCGTGGATGAAATGCCAGCAGAGGTCATACCGTTCTAATGAGCGACAACCTCCCATTCTCAGAACAATACCGACTTGTTGCGAAGCAGTGGGTTGACGCTGACGCGGCGGCGAACTTGCTCGAAGAATGCAAGACGCCAACGCTCAGTCAGAAAATGGTCGCGCTTGGCGACATGCCGGTGAGCCGCGCCGAAATGCTCGTGAAGGCTTCTGACGAATGGCACGAATACATCAAGATCATGGTTGAAGCGAGGAAGCGCGCCAATCTTCTGCGAGCGCAAAAGGACTACATCGAAATGCGGGCGAAGGAATATCAGTCCGCCGAGGCGTCGAAGCGCGCGGAAATGAGGCTCTGATGCAAAGACGCCCGCGAGACAAAGACGAAGCGCACATGAAATTCGTGCGGACACTTCCATGCCTCTTATGCGGCGACAACACCAGCACCGAATGCTGTCACGTCCGCATGGCTGACCGATCCGTGGCAAAGCCGGTCACTGGAATTGCGATGAAGTGCGACGACCGTTTCACAGTCCCGCTGTGTGGCGCGCACCACAGACAGCAGCACGAACACGGCAATGAGCATCATTGGTGGACGCTTGCCGGGATAGACCCGATCAAGGTCGCGCTGGCGATCTATTCGGTAAGGCCAGATTACGAAAGAGCGGAAGCGATTGTTTCGGCGTGTCGTGAACGTGCGGCAGCATAGGAGGGTTTGATGCTCTACCGTCCAAAGTGGGACAACCAGGCGAGCGCCATCACACTCGAAGGTTTGATCGCATGGCTGGAAACGCAAGACCCCGAGCAGACCTACGACAGCTCCGATCACACGGTCTGCATGGTTGCACAGTTCTGCAAAACCATCGGCGTTGAGCCTCCACTCGTATTAACCGGCGACATTGCCGACATCGCGTTCAGTGGCAAGGAAATCCCATGCACGTTTGGCGATGCGCTTGTGCGGGCCAGGAAGATTGCGCGGGCGGCATGGAGGACACATGGCGGAAAAACATGATCCGAGATTTCTCGTTCTACCGAAGAAATCCGCGTTCAAAGTTGAAACGCATGTTTGTTGCGCCTGCCCCGATTTGCATTTGGTGCTTTTCGACAAGAAGGGAAAGGCATTTGCTCAGGCAATTTTGCCGACCAAATTTGTCGATGAGCTTCATGAGTTTGTTCACAAGAAACCTAGCTGACGTTATCAGCCGAGAATGGTAAATCTTTGTTTTGATTGCGTAAAAGACTGAAATGTTATGCTGCGTTAAACCGCGCGCCTCGGCGGTCCTCTGGGGCGGGAGAACTGAAATGAATACCCATCCAAATCGCACCAAGCGCACAGGCGAGCGCGCCGTCATGGTGACAACCTCACACAAGGGAGTGTTCTTCGGCTACGCCAGCAAGACTGATGGCGCGGTCATCAAGCTTCGCCGTGCTCGCAACTGCATCTACTGGCCAACGGCGAACAAAGGCTTTCTCGGCCTCGCTTCGATTGGCCCGGTTGATGGCGCAAGAATCGGCCCGGCGGCGGACATCGAACTGCGCGACATCACTTGCGTTGCTGAGTGTTCGGAAGAGGCAACGAAAGCCTGGGAGCTTGCCCCGTGGTCGCGGTAGCCCAAGCAAAACTTGTCCGGGGCGAAGTCCCGGACGCATTTAAGTCCGGGTACGGGTCCGGGTACGGGGACGGGTCCGGGTACGGGTCCGGGTACGGGTACGGGTCCGGGTACGGGTACGGGTACGGGTCCGGGTACGGGTACGGGTACGGGTCCGGGTACGGGTACGGGTACGGGTCCGGGTCCGGGTCCGGGTACGGGTACGGGTCCGGGTCCGGGTACGGGTACGGGTCCGGGTACGGGGACGGGGACGGGTCCGGGTACGGGTCCGGGTACGGGGACGGGTCCGG